TGTGCCGGGGAAAGGCCCCCCGCTGTATGCGTTTAAGTGGTTGTCCCAACGCCCCTGGGATATCAAGTCGTTAGCGGGACCTGCTGCCGAAGGCGCGTACCGATCGAGGTGTCCGCGCATCCACATAGAATCTCCCGATCCCCCTCGACGAGACGTCAAGACTCCCTGAGAAGCGGGGGGTACTTGACTCATTTGAGGTGTGGGCTGAAAAAGTTGTGGTGCGGCGGCAGATGGTATACCCGAAATGGCTGCGGGAGGAGGAGCCGCAGCGGCACCACTGGCGATAGCCATCGCAGCGCTAGGGTCCAAGCCTTCCCCGGCACCGCTTTTACCGCCGCCCCACGGCATCGGTGAGTAGAAGTTATTAGGCCCGCCTGATCCGACATCACCGCTCAAGAACGGGTGTATGTAGGCGGGTTGGTTCATCCCGCCGCTGGTGAACCGCGACAATATGTTCTGCGCGTTGGGGAGGGTGGAGGTCATATCCTCTCGACCAGCCTCAAGCGCAGCCTGATGTGTTGGGGTTAGATCGGCAACTCGCTGCCCTGGATACGGGTTATATGGTCGCTGCGATAACCCTTGAGCGCGACCCATAAAATCTTGAACCGCTTGCATAACAAACGGATGAGGCTGGGAAGTCTGCCCGCCGCCACCGCCACCGCCACCCTTACCCATTACAGCACCTTCCGCATTTCAACGTCACCTAGTTCAAAACCCAAGCGCTCGCCCCACCGCTCAAACTCTGCTTTATACCCTCTGAATGTTACCATAGCGCACCCTTCTCGCCGGGCCAGTTCCTCGGCAAACGCCAGTCCTGCTGCCGTCGCTTCCTTGGCGCGGGTGTTGGTGTACCAGACGTGCAGCGTGCGATTGTTGGGGTTGAACGGGTCCGTTTGGCGCACCAGAACCGCCATTCCGGCGTACCCCCCGGTGTCGTCGCGTATCACCATAAGCAGGGCATTACCCGCTCTAATGGAGGAATACACATCCTCTAGCCACACTTCATCGCGGTCATGCCCTCGGCATTCATCCACATCGGGTGCCACGTCTTCCCACACGTCGTGCAGGTTGCGCGGATCTAGGATCATGGCGGTGTACGTCACATTTTGTACCAGTTCATGCCGTCACTTATTAGGCGCATCACGTCGTACTGCGCTGCAATAGTAACCGTGGCTGTACCGTCTATTTTTTCGGCCCCGCTAGCGGCTAAAAGCACCTTGTTCGCGGACGTGTCTATCTTCTTTATCCTCATTTCGCGGTCAAAAAACTGCGCTGCGGGGATCAGTACCAGCGTGACAGCGCTCGCTGATGCGTCGGCTAGTACGACATCGTGCGCGATACCTTGCCCGGTGGTGACGGTTATGGCGTCATAAGCAGTCCAGTTCACCTGCTTGATCAACTTGTTGAATAACGTTGTCAGCTCGGCCCGTAAGAGCGGGTCCATACGATTGGGTAGTACAACACCTGCGGGTATGCGTTCCATTACTCCTCGCTATCCGGTTCCATCTCGACATCCAGCCCGGTTATTTCCATCGACCCTGTGTAGCGATGCTCCACCTGATGCCAGCGGGCAGCGAACACACTATCAAACGCGCCATCTACCAGCGCGCGAGCCGCCACCGCAGTGCGTACACTCGCTGTGGCGTCACCCACGTTGTCGGCGTATAAATGGGTCATTTCCCCGGTTGAAGGCTTGGTCATAAACCTGGGGCGAAAGCGCTTTGAGTGCATAATCAATCCATCTTGACCCGCAAATCCAGTCTTGTAAGAACAGTTGTTACCCTCCCCCTCCATCTTGTAAATGATGTTGTTGGTGCCTACAAAACCTGGGGCGTGCGTGCCTGCCGTCTTGAAAGCGTTATCGTAAGGTGAGACGGGTAGATCATCCCAAGTCGCATAGAACGAACCCAGGTCGTCATACGTGATGCCCGGCTCAAGATACTCAAACGGGTATGCCACCGTCTTAGCACCAAACCCCCACTTCTTGCTGCGGTAATTGAACACCACAACACGGTCAAGCGTGCCGTCACCGGCCCCACCTGAGTTGCTGGGATACCACCAGTACACCCTCCAACCTGAGCGGTCGTGATAACCCACCATGCTTTGCGCCTGCGATATGTCGAGATCAGCCAAGAACGTCTCCGCCACATCGTTTTCGAGTGCTACCGCCCGTGTACCGTCAAACAGGTAGAAATTATCCCGTCCGGGCCATAAGACGCCCAACCCTTCAACGTCGACCAGCGAGTGATGCGACCACGCGCCTATTCCGTCTCCGGGTATCCGCACCCACGACCAAACTTGCGGCGCACCCACGTACTGGCCCAAGTAGGCATAATGGGGTTTGAAAGCGACCACGTTACTACCCACGCGCCCAGCCGCGACAATCCCCCCATCTCCGTCGGTGAGTAGTCCAGTGGTTGCTTGGGTGGCAACGTCTGCCGTCCAAGAATCAATGTTACCGGCGGCGCAGCACCACCAGCGGTTCGGTGAGTCGCCATACGTCCCCTCAGTTGTGTTGAAAGCCATCAAAAAATCCAGCACAGATATGACGATGCTGGCTTGCGGTGCCCCCGCCACAGCGGTGAAGTCGGTGCTGGGGGCAGTTGATTTGAGCAGTCCGGTGCCTTTCTGCGCCGCCAATACCTGCTCGCCATACGTCGCGAACGACCACCGCATCGAGCCTGTGGCGGTATAAGGCCCACCCGCGCCATCGCGATTCGTCCACCCGCTGGCGTTCACGTCGTACAAACTGGCAGTTTTAGCCGAGGCGGAACCCTCCGTTCCGGCCAAAATCCGGTTGGTGCCGTCGAGGTTACGCATGGTAAACATACTGGCGACCGCGCTAGGCCCGGCGGTTATCCCCGCGTTTGAGTCGCCCGGCAAAGCTTTGAACCCTTTCAGTGTGGGGATGAGTAGGTCGCAATCCACCAACACGCCAGGCGTGGTGGGGTCTGCGTCAGGGGCGTAGCCCAGCAAAGGGAAAAACATCCGTTAGTACCTCTTCCGTGCGCGTCCCGTCGCCTGCATCTTGCGGCCCCGCTTCTTGACCTTGTTCTTGCACCGCTCAGCGGCGGCGTAAAAGTAGTCAGCTTGCTGCGGCGCGCGGAGTTGATCGCGAAACAGATTCCCCTTGGCGTGCAGTCGTATCATTTCTTCGGCATCTGTCATCCAGCCATTGGTCGCACTGTCAGCAGCGGCAGCGGACACCTCCATGAGCTGGCGCACCCCCGCTATTTTCAGCAGGTAGTTATCCGCTGGGGGTGGGTATAGGCGCACAGTGTTGGAGTGAAACACATAATTCGACGGGTAGCCGTAATACTGCCCAGAGTCCTTACCGTCTATCTCAGCCCAGGGTTCTTTGCTCAGGGCATAGTCACGGGTGCCGATAACCGCTTTCATGGTGTCCACAGACACCAGATTGATGCCGAAGGCCGAGAGCGATAGGTAGGTTACGGACGCTGACGCCGACGTGGTGGTGTCGTTGAACTCGTTGAAGAAGAACCGCTCGTTCTCAAAGTGTTTGATAGCCGACACGATGGCGTCGATAACGGTTGTCGCGCCAGCGGAGATATCTCCGCGTTTCATTTCCGACGCGATGCGCGTCCGCATGATGCCTAACGTACTCATGGCGATACCTGTACCGAGATTAGATATTCATTATAGCCTCTAGGCGAAATACACTCCCTGCCCTGTGGGTAGTACGTGTATCTCAAGTCCCGATTCGCGCCAAGCGCGTGCGGGGCCGGGGTAGATAGTGCTTACGAGTTGATCTTCAACAATGACACCCCCCGGTAACATTCGGTCTTTGAAGTATTCTATGGCGGCGCGGGTAGGGGCGGCGCGGTCCAAGTCTATATGCACTAGACCCCATTTTTTGTCCGGTAAATCGTTTAGTGCTTCAGGCACCCACCCCTTGATTATGTTAGCCGTCGGTAGGCGTTTCTTTACCTCGTCTAGGGACGTGTCAAAATTACCGTGTGAGCAGTGCGCTAGTCCGTCATCAGCCCGCATAGCGTCCGCCGGTATTGGCGGACTCAGCCCTTCAAAGCTGTCTACTAGCCATACGTCAGGGTCCATACGCGCCAATATCATCGCCGACGCGCCACGATACACGCCCACTTCACACACAGGACCCGACGTACTCAGGACTAATTGATACAGGTTCCACAGAGATGAGGGGTTCACTTGTCCGTTAGTAGAGGTTGAAATCTGCCGGAGAATACGGCTGAAATCGCCGCCATATAACGCCCAGACTATCCGATCGGGCACACGCTTTGCTGAAGCCCAGGACACTAACGCTTCAGCCATAGTGTATGCAGTGGGCCAACTCCCCTCATCCGAGCAAGCGAAAGTGCGGGGGTGGGGTATGTCTAACCATTCTTCATTTTTCATGCTGATGCCGCCTCAGTAGCCCGCGCAGCATCATGGTGCTTTTGAGCCGTGTGCATCAAGACCGCTGCTGCGGTCAGTTCATCACCGTTCTCGTTCAACAGGCTACGCAGTTCTTCCCGCCACACGTCGGCATACGGGGTATCTGCGTAGGCGTGCCACCAAGGACCGCCCAGCGTCCAGTGCAGGTTGCTAGGCTTTTCATGGTGCCCGTATTCCCCGACTAGCCAGTTCCATTTAAGCGGGAGGTCGCCAATAGCCTTCGCCCCGTGTGCCCAGAACATTTGATGCAGCTCCGCAGGACTCGCCCGGTTGACGTAGTACGGCGTCAATATCTGGCACTTAGCCGCGTTGAACATCATCACCGACGACCAGTTTTTCTTAGGGTATGAGTGCTGGCGCGCGCCCAGCATTTTGGTTTCGGTGGTGGGTTGGTAGTCGTGCTTGCAGCACATCACATCGTAGTCGTCATCACGAAGGCGGAACAACTTGGCAATGTCATCTTGGAACAGCATGTCGCAGTCCATGAAGATCCCCCACCCTTTGTAGTCCAGCAGGTAAGGCGTGAGGAAGCGCGTCAGCGAGAACTCAGTAGACGCGCGAGCGTCGACCTCACGGTTATACACGCCCGGGGGGAAGTTGGACTTGCGGATAGGGGTGATGCTTACCGGCATACTCGACCGGCGCATGATGCTGTGCGCCAGGACGTGATACGCGGCGGACTCTTTGCCGTCGTAGCCGATGAACACAGGGATAGTAGGTTGGAATACGTGGCTCATGTTCCCTCCTTCGGGGTTAGCAGCACGGTGAACTCCAGAAGTTCATCCGTTGGCTCGCCCTTCTCGTCTATCTGGTAGCCCAGTTCTACTACGCCATCCTCTATGAACCAGTCGGCGTCAAGTTTGGCAATCCACCAGTCCGGCGGCTCGACAATCAGGTGCGCGTTTCGCCCGTCAGGCAGGTGCTTTACCGCCTCTTTGACGTTGACGTTCAGCAGTAGCCGACGCTTGGTCTTGCTGCGTAGGTGGGTCAGAACCTGATCGAGATTGTCAGGCTCGATATGCTCAAGCACGTCAGTGCAGACGACGATATCAGCCGGATCAGGGTTGGCCGAATGCTTGGCTATGCCAGGGTCGTAGCACTTCACCGCGAAGGGTAGGTGCAGGTTCAACTCCCCTTTGCCGCAGCCGTAATCCAGCACGTCGGACGTTTCAAGCGCTGCGGTCAGACGCCACACCGGCTCAGCCCAGCGGCTGGAGTTCTTGCCAAACTGAGCCTTGTTGGCGTGCATCTGCTCAAGTTGCTTTCGGTAGTCGTCAGATATCAGCATTGGTCTAACTCCCACAGCCAGTCACTCAGGTACTGTTTCACGCGGTTCAGCACCGGGGTCCAAGACTCGGTTTCGTCTTGGCGGATCACCTCTACGTGACCGCCGTACCAAGGCATGTGATTGCCTTCGAGCTGATACCGCCACGCAGCGCGCCAAGGGGTGAGCGACCAGCACGGCACGCCAAACGCGCCGCAAGCGTGGACTACGGAGGTGTTCACCGAGATAACCAGGTCGCAGGCCGGGAGCAGCGCGGGATAACAGATGTCTAAGTCGTTGATAAGCGTGCTGTCATGCGCGAGATTAACGCCCGTGTCTTTGGTGAAACCCGCCACTAACGGGGCGTAAAAGCCCATCTGCTCTGCGGGATCGTACTGCAACGACACCCAGTTGATGCGGTCTTGAAACTCAGCCAGCAGGGGGTGTATCTGCGACATAGACAAAGAGCGTAAATCGGCCCGTGTGGGCAGTGTGCCGCCAGCCCATGAAATACCCACTACGGGGCGTTCGTCGAACTGACGCCGAATACGCTCCTTATTCGCGATATCGGGCTTCAGATAGGGCTTGCGCTCTGGCCAGTCCGCCATGTTTCCGCCGCGAAAGTATTCCGCTAGGCCGATAATAGGGATACGAGCGTCAGCGTTATGCCACTTGGGCCATGTGATTTCGCTTTCCTCACCTTTGCGGGTGCCGTAGATAGGGAACGCTTCATCGAACGAATTGCGTGCGATGTTCACCAGCCGGGGGTGTGTTTCGAGGATAGGCATTACGCCGTGGTTGAGGAGGTCCGGCAGCATGGAGTAGCCGAGGATTTCATCACCCACACCTTGCTCACCGTAGACAATCACGGTTTGGTCTGGGGTGCCGTCCCAGTAGGGTAGTCCGCCGTAATCGCGGTATTTGCGGACGCCGCTGGCGGTGCCTCGCAGGTTCAGCCCGTGGCGATAGGCTTTCCAGCCCTCGTCCCACATGCCTTTTTCCAGGTACGCCAGCCCGCGATTCCAGATGGCATCATTGTTATCAGGCTCGCGCTCAAGCAGGCGATCGGCCAGTTCTATAGCTTTGTCGGGGGTGTGGTTGTTGACGTACACCGACGCGAGGTTGCCCAGCGCTTCGTTGTTATCGGGATCTAACTCCTGCGTCTTGCTGAACGCTTCAAGCGCTTCAGTGGTGCGCCCTTCGAGTTGGTAGATAGAGCCAAGGTTATTGTATACCTCAGGCATGTCAGGGGCGAGTTGAAGCGCCCGCATGTACAGGTTTTCAGCTAGCCCGTGTTTTCCTGCCTTGAGATAGACCGTGGCGATCAGGAAAATCGCTCCGGCATTTTCGCGGTCTGCCCGTAGAAGTTCTTCGCAGTAACCCGCTGCTGCGGCCAGTTGCTCGTCACCAGGGTGTTCTAGCATGAGAATGCTAGTTATCGCTTCAACGCGCTCACGCACGTAATCGGGTAGCTCAGCCACTTGCGTCCTCCTCAAGACGCCGGGGGCTTGCGCCCCCGGTGCTACATTTTAGTCGCGTTTACCTATCGTAAAAGTCGTAGAAAATGCGACCCGTGATAACCACAGATACCGTCTGGGTGCCCGACTCTTTCGAGGCGACCACGTACTTATGTCGCTCGCCACCAGCATCATCCCATGCTGGAGTGTACGGAACAGTCGCCACAGCGGTTAATTGGGTAGGCATATTGCCCATTGCCGATACCGTCATGGAGGCCGAATGCCCGTGGCGAATGCCAAGATTGATTACTTGCGCTGTCGCTCCAGCGGCTTGCGTGCCGATGAATTGAACGTTTTTCGCGTTGATCGGGATCTTGGCTAGAAGCACCAAACCAGAACCAGAAGCCGACAAAGCTGACGGACCCCAGTTAACCGGAATGCTGTTAGCGCCGTGGTTGGCTACCGGGACGATATTCGCCTGAGCCATTGATGCAGTTGCAGTTACAGCCATATCACTAACCCTCCGTTATGCGCCAGTCCACGAAGTGGCAAGTACGATAGCGCCGAAGTCGGACCCGTTGTAACGAGCCTTCTTCAAGCCGCTGATCATACCGGCACCTACGCCGAGCTGATTGCGGTAATCGAACAGTTCCTCGGTCCAGTCCATCTTTCGACCGGCCCCGTAT